AAGACAACAGACAACCTAAGTGAAGGTGCTACAAACAAATACTTCAGCAACACATTAGCACGTAACGCAATGGCCGCTGGAACAGGTTTAAGCTACAACAGCTCAACTGGTACATTTAGCTTGAATACAAGCACAGACAATGTATCAGAAGGCAGTTCAAACTTATATTACACAAGCACACGTTTTGATACACGTTTAGGTCAAAGCAACTTAAATCAACTTGCTGACGTTGCAGATACAACTCCAACAACAGGCCAGGCACTTGCATGGAATGGTAGTGCATGGGCACCAACAACTATTAGTTCAGGTAGTGGCGGTGGTGGTGGATCAAGCAGTGGCGTATTCCGTGCCGCTGTACAAGTTGAATATGATGCATCTGGTAACCTATCAAGTGTTAGTGTTCTAAATGGTGGTATTAGTGCAGTTATTGCTACAGCTACAAGTACAACTGCTACAGTAACATTTACATTCACAGGTAGTGTTTGCGCTCCATTGGGTATCCAAGTATATGGTTACCAACGTGCAAGCAATGTCTATGTAACACGTAGCATTGGTAGTGACTATACCTCAAGAACATTAGCAGGTGGCGGCAGCTCTGGCAGTCCAAGCGCATTCAGTGCATTTGATGCTAGTGCTAACACAATGACATTAAGTTTAACAAAGGCATTAACTGGTGCAACAGCGGCAGTTGGCCAAACAACTCACTGTGTTGTTCAATTCTTACTAAGTTCATAAGGGTAGTAAATGTCAATAAATGCTTGGAAAACCAGCTTTATAGGATTAAACAAGCCAGCAAAAGTTCTTGCTGGCATTGCAGAATCTTTCACTCCAGTGGCACTTTGGCCTTATGCCAATGCCACTGATGATCCTTACTGGTCAGGCGGTTCAAACCCACAATACTATCGTTGGGAAGTTACATTTACGGTAAACGATAGAACTCACGGTAGTAATTTAACTCGCACTCCGTTTAGCTTTAATGCACAAGACATTGAAGTAGGCGACTTTGTTGCTGGTGCGGCCGACGGTAAAGTTTGTCAAATTATGAGCATTAGCGAAAAGGGCAACAACACCCTTACCGCTATTGTAGAAGATAGACTGCGATACAATACATTCCGTGACCCAACAGGCTTTGGTTTGTTTGGTGCTCCGGGTCCAGTTATCTTCTTCCAAATTAACGAACTAGGATTCCCAATGTTGGATCCTGTTCCCGGCGAAGCGGCAGCTGACTTCTTTACCAACGTTATGAGTAGGTTCCAATACATGAACCCTCTAACAAATTATTTGCTTGAGCAACCTGGGCATGGCTTTGAACAAGGTGATTCTATTTGTATAGAAAACGGCCAATTTGCTTTAAGCGACCCGGACAACATTGATCGTTTCATTGGTACTGTAGTATATCCTGGACCGGGCCCTGATCAATTTATTCTACGTCCAGCTAACGGTATTATTGACTTTGTGCCAGGGCTTCCTGGTAATGTTGGGGACTACCTGTATCCAAGTTTAGATGGTAGCGGAAACTTAACAGCAAGCGATGCTAGCCGTCGTCCTATCTATATGAAAATTGCCGATGCTATTGTTACATCTACAACAGGCACAGGCATTGATCCAACAGGCACCGATGGCGACATTGTTGAAATTAACAGAGTACAAGTTCCTTTGTATAGCGGCAACGGCACATATACACTAGAAGAAGCCGTTACTCTAATAAATGCTGAAACAGCAAATCATAAAGTTACAGCAGTTAAAGTAGGTGCCGCAACAGAAACAGCTAGCGATGTTCCTGGACAAGGTAGTGCTTATGGCATTGTAGCTGGCTATGTTCCTTTTAGTGCAGAAATCAACGGTGTTACTGTTAACTTTACAACAACTACCAGCGGTAGTGCTGCCTATGGTGACCCAAGCGTTGCCGACGCCAATGACATGGTGGCAGATATTAATGCCGCAAAGATTACAGACATTGTTGCCCAAGTCATCGATGGTACAATTATTGGATTAAGACACAATGCAGGTGGCGCAATCAACATTGTGAACACAACGCCTGATGCTAACGGCAATAACTTTGCTGGTGCCAACTCTGTATCAAGTTTGCCAGAAACTACTAGTGCCAACACGACAACATTTGCATTAAGACTTATTAGAGCAGATGGTGGTCCGTTAACTATTAGAGATTTTGCTGGCGTATTTTTTGATACTGCTGGAGTTTTGAGTGGACAAAATGGTCGCTATGCATTAGGTCTAAATATCGAACAAGGTATTCGTACAGGCGGCATTACAGTAGTGTCTGACATTACAGCAAGAGATGCATTAAGAGCATTGGTAGGCGATCAATGCCACGTTATCAACGATGGCAATGGGGAATGGGCTACATTTACATATGATGGTACACAATGGACAAAGACCGGTGGCCAACGTAGCGTAGCAGTTGATGCAAGAACAATTAAAGAAGTAGTTGCGTTGCCTGGTGCAACAACTACTATTGGCACAGTCAGTGAAGATCGCAGAATTTTAAATGTAAGTGTAACAGTACTACAAGATTTAATAGATGCACCAGACTTTACTATTGATGTTGGTGCCAATACAGTTTGGCAGTTTAGCCAACACGGTGCAAGTAAAGTAGGCACGTATGTTGTAGACACCGATTTAGTTACAACCAACAGAGAAGATGTAGTTGTAAATATACCTAGCAATACCGCAACAGGTAATATTAGAGTAGAGGTATCCTACATATGAAGACTTTTAATAACACAGCAGGAACTACCTCAAGTGAATTTACAATTGGTGCCGGAACAACAGGACTAAGACAAATTGTTTTAGGCGCAGTTTGCTCTGGTGCAAATACACAAGCAGTTGATCGAGAAGGAAACGGCATTAATTTAGAAGGCGTTGAGTTCTTTGATATGAAAGTACTAGGCGTTGACCAAGCAGGCAATCGCCTAACTAAACAAATAAGAGGAAGTGCAGTTGTTGGTGGCTCTATTCAAAAAATTGAAGACACATTCGAAGAAGGGTTTGATGGTAACGTTTCTTTGTCTTTAGTTGGAAGTGCATTAAATATTGAATGTCAACTAGGATCGGCTACAAATGCAACATTTAGTATCTATACTATGTTGCAAAGAATAAGTTAACAGGAACGAACATGGCAGATAAAAAAATTGTAGACCTAAACCAAGGCGTAGCACTTACTGCCAACGATTATGTTGTTTTGGTTCAAGGAAATGAAACACTTAAAATCAGTGGACAGGACGTAGCATGGGGTGTAAAAACTCTTGCTAACTTAGCAGATAAGGCATACGTTGACGCGATTGTTGCTGGTGCACCAGAATTACTAGATACATTAAACGAACTGGCTGCGGCCATTGGCGACGATCCAAATTTTGGCGCAAGCATTAGAACACTATTAGATAGCAAATTACCAACAGCTAACTTTGGACTTGAGTTTTGGAATGCGTTAGCAGGTGTAACAACATATCACATTGTTGAAGATACTAACCTTTACTTTACAACACAACGAGCTCGTGCTAGCGTGTTTGATAACAATGACTTAATCAATTTTGAAAATGGTGGTCAAGTTGGTAACGCACAACTTGTTCATCAAGGCTACAGCCTTCCTGGCATGGATGTGTATTCGCCAGATGGGCACGAATGGGTACAATTAAACTATGCCGATAGAAACTATATTTGGGTAACTGACTCATTTGCTGGCGTTGATGTTGGTACACATTCTTGGAAATTTAATTCTGACGGTACGCTTACACTGGCATCAGATCCTACAGATGCCACACATGCCGCTACTAAATCTTACGTTGATAGCCAGGTCAATAATATTGAAATTCCACTATCACTAAACGATTTAACTAATGTTTCAATTACTAACCCATCTGCTAATCAAGTTTTAAAGTTTAACGGCTCGGCCTGGGTAAATGGCAATGACGATAGTGGCACAGGCAGCGGTGGTTATCCCACTGCCCCAACATTCACTTCTGTAACTACTACACAATTAAATGTACAAAACGTGGCATTTACTGGTACTGGTGCAGTTACTATCTCCAGTGGCAATGATTTAAACTTAACCGCAGTCGGTGAGGTTATGTTAAACGGCAAAAGAACAATTAGCCTAGTAGACTTAAAATCGGTTGTGGCAGCGTCCACAGACTTTGCAGATTTCAAAGCAAGAATTGCCGCTTTATAAGGAATAACAAATGCGTGAATATATTATTACAGTCAAAGACCCAGCAGTATGGGATACAGGTCTTTGGAACGAATTAACAGTTGATGGCCTCGGAGATAACTTTATCCCTAAACGTGCAATTGAAGTTTTAAACGAACGTCCGTTTAACGAGTTTATGGCGCATTTTAACTTAACAGATGAAGAAGCCGCAGAAATCAGAAAAGACGAAAGAATTGCATTTGTTGAGTTACAAGCAGACTTACAAGAAGGTATTAAAAAAGACCACTTTGGAACTAGGCCTACATACTCATATGATAAAAGTAACTCAACATCCAACTCAATGAAAAATTGGGGGTTACTTCGATCAACTAGACCAACAAACCCATTTGCCTCCACAAACTCTGTAAGCACAGGATTTACATATAACCTAGACGGTACAGGAGTTGACATTGTTTTTATTGACACTGGTATTATGCCAAACCACCCAGAGTTTGCAGTTAATGCTGATGGCACAGG